GCGGTTTGCCCAACACCAATTAACTTCCAGTTGATTTTCGTCTAACCTATAACCCGGTTAGAAGTGACGACGGACCCAAAACATGGTTAATCCACCATAAACCAAAACGGTCTACGGTTACGGAACATTCCGAGCTTGCTCGAATTGAAGTACGTAGAAGTTGGCAACTTTACCAGACTGCCGTCCCTCGTGAGAGGAACAGCGGGACTGGGATAGAACCCTCCTTACCCTTTAGATATTGACTTAAATAAACTAAACATGAAAAACATATTCAATTTAAATAAATCAACATTAAAAAGTAAGTTAGTTGGAGCTTCAATCTCAGCGTTTGCCCTGGGTGACAGTAAAATGTTACTTAGAACTCTACTTAAGGAAGCTTGGCGAATAGCCGTACTTTCTATGGGTAGTGTTAAAAGTCTAACTTCGCGTGTGAAAATATTCAACAACTTTATGCAACAGGTGAATCGGGTTTACCGACACCATGGAGCATCCTTCACCATTAAATGGTTAAAGGGGAACTCAGTAGCTCTTCAACGGTATCTTGCCAAAACGCCATACCACTCGTTAAGAGAGATTGAACCTGGTTTACCTCTTCCTCGATTATGTGGAGGTCTTCCTTCTGTTATTACAGTTGGAGACCGAAACTTAATCCGGAAGGGGCATACCGGAGTTATAAGATTTTGGTTATCATTATTTAATGTATACCGAGTCTTAGATGCTCCTCTAAATCCAAAGTTAAATACTATTACTGATCCTTGTAAGGCTCAGGAAGATATTCAGCTAGAATTTAAGAAGTTCGTCGATCAAAACTTGTGGGGGATAATTCCAGGTATAAAACCTAGTGATATCCGGACGTCGGCTAGCTACATCCATAAAACACAGTCCGCGGGACCAAATGTGCATAACGCACTATATGGGTACTTTACAGACCTTACATGGTGGGCTCAGTCAGAGACTGATTACCAACTATTTAAGGATTACTGTAAAGTCTCCAAATCTAGTGTGTTATTCAATAAATTTGATTCCGGGATCACCCTTCTCTTTAATCTGCTTGAAGCTGGTGCAAGGATCCCTGTTAAGGGTTCTTTTGCATACAGCTCTGATGTAGATGGAGAGGCGGCAATTAATAGTCTTCCATTGCAACCAGGTCAGACGAAAACAAGCAAAGTGGGTTATATTAGCCCAGCTTCCTTGTTAACGTCTTTACGTGGTGGACAATTGGCTCTCAAAGTAGAACCAGCTGGAAAAGTTCGGGTGTTCGCAATTGCGGACATCTGGACTCAATCCGTGCTGGCTCCTTTGCATGACTCTATTTTCAAATTGTTAAAGCAATTACCCAATGATGGTACGTTTGATCAAGACCAATCGTTTATACGATGTCAAGAGAAAGCGACCACATTTGGTAGTGCCTTTTCAATAGATTTGAGTTCAGCAACTGACCGATTACCAATAACTATTCAGTCTTACGTCTTAGACGCATTGACTAAAGTTCCTGGTTTCGGGGAGACTTGGAGACGTTTGTTAGTTGAACGTGAATACGTTCTTCCAACTACTTACCAAAAGTCTGAGCAATTTAAAAACCTTAAATTACCGTGGGGTGAGGGTTTACAGTATGTAACTGGTCAACCGATGGGAGCACTTAGTTCCTGGGGTATGTTGGCCTTAACACATCACTTGATAGTTCAGTTTGCTGCACATCGGGTTGGTGCTAGAGGTCTATCTCCATGGTATGAGTTCTATGAAGTTCTAGGTGAC